TCCCAGGCACCTTTAAATTCTTCTTCACTACAGGGAAAGCTTTCACAGACCGGGTACACGTTAACATGCCAAACTCCAGATTCGATAGCTTTGTATAGAGGATCTTTAGCGTTAAACGGAGTCCCAGACCAAATAACTTTCCTCTTAGCAGGATGTAGTGCATAATCAATGGCAGAATAGACGGTGTTTTCAACGTTCTCAATAATAGTCGCAGACCTAGCATCTTCATCTCCTAACAAATCATCAAGTACTGCAAGTTGCGGTCTAGTATTCAATTCAACTGTACCACGAACACCCGTCTTTGCACCATGGCCAGTAACAACAAATTCCTTGCCTTCCATATTTTTAAAATACCATCTAATATCCGTAAATCTAGATTCTTTAATAAATGATTTTAAAAATTCACTTTGTTCACATCGACGTTCCATACGAAGTCGCATTTTCTTTACGCCATTTTCAATACTATCTGAAAGATATAAAGCATAATCCACCTTTCCAAACCCCGGAATCGCTCCATAAACAGCTAGATACAGGAATAGATATTCAGCAAATATAGTAGTTTTAGCCAATCCACGAGCGCACATGTTCGCCGTGTTTTGGTTTTTGCCCGCAATTTTATCGAGCATTTTATAGTGAATTACCGGAGTCTTATTTTCTTCTCCTTTTTCTCCATTAATTAATTTAATGAATGATATAAATTCTAGAGCAAATTCACTAGGTACATAACCAGGATCATCCTCGTAATTACAATCATTTAACCACTCATCCACTGATTTTTTAGTCAGCATCCTTAATTACCTCATAAGTTGTTTCTACAGGTTTTGCAATTATTTCACTAACTGCTATGTCTTTAGCCGTAGACTGCCCATTCATAATCATTTTTAATTGCTGTTGGGCCAAGGCTTTTGTGGTATTTCGAAGGTCTTCTACAACATCATTACTGTATCCAATATCGATTTCCACTTTGGCAGCTGTTGGAGCTGTTAAATTACTCATTAAACTCTCAGCAGCCTTCTGCCGTACCAATTCTGATTTTGCGGTTCGCATTAATTCAGCTTGGGTATTAATAGCTTCCTGGTACACGCCGGCATTTAATATATGCGTTGGTACCATGGTTTGCTCCATAATTTTAGTTATTAGCCCTGTTTTACTGTAATTATCAGCAAAACTAGCTATATATGAAGCAGAGGCGCCTTTATCTATTAAGTTCTGATATCGATCAGGAAATACCTTACTATAGGCAACAGAGGACTTATCTCCCATTAATTTCAGAGATACAAACTTTACAGCATTAACATATGCTGTTAAGGAGTGTTTTCCTGTAGATAAAACAGAAGAGTATGTTAATGCGTTATCTCTAAATACTCTTCGTAACTCGCTATCAGCTTCTGAGTTAATTAGATCAACAACTTTATCCGTTATATGCCTACGAAAACGCTTATCGGGAACAGCACCGGTTAGCATGTCCTTAGTTAAATAATCAGTTGTTTCTAAATCAGTGCCATTATCTTTTAAATTAGTTAGTTGCATTACGAACCTCATTCCATTTGTGAATTAGGGCATTATGAGATGTACCGTCGGTGTAGCACATATGAGGGCACACCATCCATATATTCTTATCTAATTGTATTAAAACGCTTTTCTCTACTAATTCCGTCCAGTATTTTTTCCAAGTCCTATAATCCTTAATCCATCTAACTGCTTTTATAAAAGTTTTCTTATTTATCTCATTATTTTGATTAGATAATAACGTTAACGGTAACAATAAAGCAAACGCCGTCCTGGATAACGACCACTCACCTGCAGTTTCTAAATTAACATATTTACTCACCTCTAAGTCCTCGGCTAGTTTGGGTATCCCACATGTGCTTAACTATAAAATACTGCCTGTCATTCCCATTAAACATAACATCAGGATTAAGCATATACTCTTTTTTGGTGTATTTCCTAACAAAATCAAACTTCTTCAGGGCTCTCAACCCTCGATGGAAGTCATGAAGAGTTATACCAGACTTTTCACATATGGTTTTAGGGGTCCCTACTACCATATTTACTCGATTAATTTTATACATCATTTTTAATAAAACAAGCGCTGCGTCACTTGATAACTTATTATCAGCTAAAAGCGCAGCCGGTGCGGTTCCGAGTTGAAATTTATTAAACATCTATAACGCTCTCCTTAGTAATGAATTCCTATATGATAAGCGATTGAAACTCTATCAACATGTGATCTATTAATATCAACGTAATGGATTAAATTACTATTAAAAAACACGCCTTTGTTTGGTTGAGGTTTAAAATGCATGGCATTGTAGTCTTTTTCAGGCGTTATTACGCATGTGTTCATAAATCTATTATAAAACGGGTTCATTATTATAAGATCTCCGGAATCTTCTTTTGCCTTTAACCAAAAGGCTCCACTGAATTCCCCTACTTTATGGTGGTGCATCATATTGGACGCACCCGGTGGATTTATATTACAGAAGAACCTAGTAAACGATACCCAGTAGGGCTCTTCCACGCCGTAGTGCTTAATATATTGTCTAAACTCTTGTTCAATAACGTGTTTTATAGGGTGATCTAATTGTTTTTGCCACCCGCCATAATTAGAATGTCCATCAGATTCAGGATGCTTGTCCCTTAATTCATAGATATAAGCTAAAGCAGAATCTCCAATAGACGGATCTCCATCATATATTCCTATAGTTTCTTCAAACGAAACATATTCTGTCATACGTAATTAATATTCAATGTACACCTCACATCGGTATCTGTACAAGTGGAAGAGCTATGGTATTTGCTACTGTCAAACAATAATAATCTATTACCTATAGAATTGATTTCCGTGTTCTCTTCTTCACCAGGCGCATAAAGAGTAGTCTTTCCGTTATTTGTATTTACGAAAAACAAAGCACCCTGATGCTTGGCAGTGTAGTCAACATGCATAGCTTGATGGACTAGTTCTTTAGTTCTAGGATACATATTAGCTTTAATTCTAATAAAAGCCCTTGTCTTTAATAATTTAGTAATAGGGGCCAAGGCTTCAATTCCAGGAATTTGATGAGGATTTTGCATGTCCTGTATCCCCGGCCATTCGCCGTATTTACCTAAGTAATCAAACACTTCCTTTGGTTGATCTAGAATAACACGATTGAAATACCCTCCATCCTTTGCATCGGCATGCCCGGTCTCAATAGAATAATAGTACGAAGTACCAGTAAGTAAATGACTATTAACTGCTTGGTATTCTTCTTTACTTAAAACATCGTCTATAATTTCATAATTCACTATAATGTTAGTACCCTTTAATTAATAAGCTGCGAATGAAGCCATTTATTAATTTATTTCCAACTCACTTACTACGAGTGTAACTAATCACGCTCCAACCGGGAAACTCACTCATGTATGTCGAGCTGAAAACTTACGCTCTATTTGAACGTAAGTTAATTTACCTCCTACCCTTAGGTAATTTAATTTACGACTTACCTTTTATAAGTGTGACGACGAGTGAAGTTATTTCCAACTCGCCTCACCTAAGTCGAGTCTGGCCTAATTTGAATATGCCTCTCACTTAGTATAAGTAGAGTGCACTTCAATTGTTTTATGGCTTACACCCACATTGTTTTATAGCATAAAACAACAAATAGCAACACTTAACTTCAGTTTAATCTCACATTAGAGATTTAACTACCCTGTTTAATCTCAGATATGAGAATAAACTATTTGTAACCTCTTCTATCTAAAGGTCTAACTCTCCTATAAGAATAAGAAGCGTCCTCCGGCTTTTCGCCCCTTCGGGGCTTCAGCCGTCGTCCTTCTTAATAATAAATTAATTAGCCCCACAGGGGGCGTAATTAATTAGATGGTCCAGCGCCATTAGCAATTTTTTATTTTTAGGTACGAGTGCAGTACTAACTAGCTAAATTCAAATGGCGGGATACTACCCCCGCCCCTTAAAATATAAACGATCTTTACACAAAGGACAGTGCAACATCACTTCGTCAATCAGGCTATAAACAATAAACCTTAAGGAGATACCATGGAACTAGTCGATACATTCAGCAAATCATCTTGTTACATTCTTCAAACCCTAGATCAGGGTACTGGAACCATCTTTCACGGTGCTGCCATTGTTAAAAACGCAATGGTCAAAGAGCACGT